GCAGGGGTCATGCGAGAGATCCTTTCCGGACAGTGCTGGCGGCATGCTTCAGCTTGGCCGACGCCATGACGAGCGGCTTCAGTTCGGGAGATGCATCGTCATAGGCGAGCGTGGTGCGGAAGCGGCCGCCATTCAGGCGCGCGAGAACGGCGCGGGGCACGGGCTCCCAATTTGACGGGTCCGTGTTCAGTGGGTTGCTGTCCAAGCACTTGAGCGCGTGACCTTCGGGCACCGGCCCATTTGCCTGCTCCCATAGCCAGCGATGCTTATGGACATAGCGCCGCTCATAGCCGGTATGCGGATTACGCTCGTCCACGCTGATTTCGACATAGCCGTCTTTCGTTATGCGCTCGTGGCCGAGATAGTTGGTGTTGTGCGGCGTCTGCCCTTTTTTGAACTGGGTCCGGCGCGCGTTGGGGTGGCGACCACCCTTCCCCGGTTCGCATTTTTTGCCCTTGTTCATCGGCTCCGCGCCTTCCGCTCGGCCGTGGGGGCGATGTTCGCCAGATGCGGCGCGAAGTGGTAGCCGTGTCCTGCCAGCAGCGTTGCTGCCTTCAGCTGCAGATCGGCATTCTTGATGATCTGGTCAGCGACAGAGACAATTGCGTCAGCGCGCTTGGCCTCTTTCTCGATCTCCTCATCGTTCAAATCCTCGTCACCAAGCCGTTCAATCTGAGCGAACAGGTGGTCGTTGAGGTCGGACAGCTTGTTCTTCATCGAAACTCTGGCGCCGTTTATTGGACTGACGCGCCAGCCCTTGGTGGAATGGTTATCCCGCCGCTCGAGCGCCCATCTGGCGCTTGAACTGGTCGAGGATGATCTGTTTCGCTTCTGCGGCCGGGATCAGCTTGGAGCGGATCAGCCGCTTGTATTCGTCCCGCATGGCCGGCGGGATGTCGCGCAGCTTGGTCGCGCTTGCCTTGGCCCCTGCCCGCTTCCGGACCTCGGGCGCCTGGTTCTTCGCCACCACATCGGGCCGGGACAGATAGTCGCGGTACTGCCGGCGGCCATGCTCGCGCTTGCGCTCCAGCTTCACCGGGTCGGCCATGGTGGCGGCGGTGACAGCGCGGATCTTCTCGCGCGCTGCCATGACGTTCGCCGGGTTCGACCAGTGGCGGGCCAGTCCTTCGCGGCGGCGGTCCGCCAGTTCAGGGCTGTTGAGGTAGGCCAGCTGGCAAGCCCGGCATCGGTTCGCCTGGCGGCTGCGAGGGTGGGTGCAGTCGGTCACTTCGCGCCCGCCTTCAGCTCCGCCTCACGAGCGTTCTTCAGGCCAGTCGCCCGGTTGAAAATGCCTTCGGGTGCCGTGCTGAGCAGCTGCTCGACGGTCAGCCAGTAGCTGCGGACGTCAATGATGGTGGTCTTCGCCTCCAGCTCATTGAAGATGACGTCCAGCGTCTTCGACCAGTCCGGCTCCTGCTGCGGCTCGGCGGCATGTTTCTGCTCCTCGGCAGGCTCCGCAGCCTGACCGTCGGTCCATCCGTTGGTCTGCGCATCCAGTTCGCGGGCGGCCTGCTCCTCCAGTTCTGCCTCGCTCGGCACTGGCTCGACCTCCGCCTCGACCGGCTGGTTCTCGATGACAATCTCGCGCTGCTCCTCAACGGGCGCGGCGCGGGCGACGCGGCGACGGGGCTGCTGCTCCTGCACCTGGCGCGCGTTCTCGATGCCCATCTCTTGGATCTCGTCGACGGTATAGACGCCAAGCAGGACTTCCGGGGCATAGAGGCGCGCCCACATGCGGGCGGCGTAATAGCCCAGCTGCTGGCGCGGCGCGGCGGCCCACAACGGCGAGTTCTTCACCTTGATCGACGCCATGCCCTGCTCGATCGCCTTCGGCCGCTGCGGGTCGCTCTTCAGCGTGCCAGTGACCGTGCAGACCAGATCGATGTCGGTCTTATCCCACTGAAAATCGAGCCGGCCCTTTAGCACGCCCGACGTGTTCAGCACCGAGATCACCAGCTGCGCCTCGTAGGCCATACGGTCGTTGACGAAGTAGCTCTTGCTGGCGACAGCGAAGGGATCGAGGCCCCAGCGCGCCGACTGCATCAGCACCGCCAGACAATCGGCGGGCTTGCCGCGCAGGTGCGGCGGCACGGCCAGACCGGCGGCCATCAGCTTCGCCAGTTCCATAGCCTCGCCGAAGCCGGTGGGCAGGAACAGGGCGCGGGGTGCACCGGCGTCTCCGCTGCTGGATTCGATGCCCTTCAACGCGGCGGCGTCGAAGCGGGCGAGTGGGTTTTCTTGTGCTTGGGTTGCCATGTGAAATATCTCCGGTTCTGGCTGGCTCAGCGGATCACCGTCGCCTCTTCTTCCGAGACGATGATGCCCTTGATCTTCTGTTCGGGGTTGGAGCGGCGCAGTTCACGCGCGGCGGAAATGATCGCCTCGTTCACCTTGGGATGGTTGAGGATGTCGAGCGGCAGCGCGTAGGGATCGCTGACCGTGAAGACCTCGACCTTCCGGGTATAGGCGGACGAGCCCATATCGGACTGGAACGAGCGGACGGGCTTGGTGCTGCGCGGCTGCTCCTGCTGCGGCTCTTCCGCCGGCAGGTCGATGCCCATGGCGGCGGCGCGCTGTTGCAGCTGGGCGGCGTTCGCGGCTTCCTGCTCGGCTTTTTCCTCCGCCTCTTCCTTCAGCCGCTGGCGCTCCTTACGGTCGAACTCGGCAACCATGTCGGTCAGCTTCGTTTTCGCGCCGGACAGCTTGAATTTGGCGGCACGCGGGATCTCGATGAAGACCTTCGCCGCCTCGGCATAGGGCTTCTCGACCTCCTTGCGCTTGTCATCCAGCGCCTTGTCACAGGCGCGGATCATGCGGACGAGATCGGAGCATTTGCCCGCGCTATCAGCGTCGTCGGCCTTGGCCTTTTCAGCCGATGCGAGCAGTTCCTCGGCGCGATCGAGCAGCGGCTTCAGCGCCTCGGCACCGTCGAGCAGAGCCTGCTCCTTGATGCTGGGCGGCACGTTCCCTCCGATCCGGGCGCGCGGGTTTTCAGATGCTTCAACGGCGGCGGTAGCCATGGCAGGCGTTCCTTTCAAAAGACGGGGACTGAGCAGTTGAGGAGATCGACCCGGCTCGACATGCTGCCGAACGGGTCGCGCGGGTCGTGCACCTTGGCGAATTCCATGCGCTCGATGAGGTAGACATATTCGTCGCGGTCGATCGGACTGGCCCAACACGCCGGCCAGACCAGCGTGTGATCCCAGATCAACCGGCCGCAGTAGAGGATCTGCCAGCGCGGCGACCGGTCCAGCGGTTCGTCGGTGACAGGATCGAGCGGCGCGCCGAAGATCACCGCCACCGGGCGCCAGACGCCGCGACGGATGCGATAGAGGCCAGCGATCGGCCCGAGCGCCGGGTTCTCATGCTCCGGTACCAGGTGCCGCTTGCCCGTTGCGCCCAGCGTGTAATCGACGCGGGCGCGGGTCACTGCTCCTGCTCCCAATGCTTGCGCGGGTTGGCCCGGTCGATGGCGGCCGAGGTGCGGGCATAGAAGCGGTCGTAATGCGCCTCACGCTCGGCCTCGATCTCCGCGCGGAACTTCGGGTCGGTGTGGTACCGGCGGATCGTGGGGATCTGATCGTCCGTCATGCCGCCCGCCCGTGCTTCTGCCGCCGGTGGCTGCGCTTTGCTGCTTCGCTGGCGAACCGCTTACCGCAGCCGTCGATCTGGCAACTGTAGGGCTTAGCCTCCTTGCCTTCCTTCGAGTAGCGCGCCGGGCGGCTAGCAGCCTTCATCCCATGTTCTGACGGCATGTCGGGAAAGTCCGGAGCGCAGGCCGAACAGTAGATCGGAAAGCCCTCGTCCATGCCGAGGAAGTCGCCGCAGCTCGCGCACAGGGTGCCGTCGAGCATCGCTTCAGCTATCTCGCCCATTACGCCACGTCCTCCCAAGGCGCAAAGCTGCGCTCGATCGCTAGGAACGCGGCGCAATAGGCCTGCTCGATCGGGTGAACAGCGTTGGCAAAATGCTCGATATATTCGTCGGGCTGGTAGCTCCGCCCCAGCGGCCCAAAGTGCGACGGCTGAAGAATCTCGCCAAGGATCTCGGCTAGTTCCTCAGTGCTGCACGATGCCAGCGCGGCTTTGATCTCGGCGCGCATTACTGCACCTCCGGCAGGAACACGCATTGCGCGATCAGCATGGCGACCGCGAAGATGAGCAGCACGGCCATGGTGATGACCGGCATCTGATGCGGCGCGGCGCGCTCGGCGTCGCGGGCTTCGATCTCAGCCTTATAGGCGTAGGCGTCATCCCAGGCGCGAGATGCCTCGTCGTCCGTCAGGCTGCGGGGTTGATGGTTGGTGGACTGGGCCACGGTGTTTCTCCCATCGGCATCGTGCCGTTGATGGGAGCAAATTACGGAAAGCGTAATCTCAAGTCAATACGGAAATCGTAATTATTTTGCTGGTGCTATTCCCACCAGCGATAGGGCCGGTTCAACCACCAGTAGCCGCTGTCGCGGGCGTAAGTCCTCATGGTGCCAATGTGCGCAATGATGAATGCCACGGCGAAGAAAACCACCGATCCAAAGAGAATCGCCAGCCATTCCGGTGCAAGGAGCAGCGTTGCAAAACCGGCCGCGCCGAAGCAAAGCGCACCGACAAGGGCGATCATGAAACGGCGATAGGAGCGCCACATTTGCTCCCGCTGCGCCCACTTCTCATCCCAGCCTTCGTTGCGCTTAGGCCTCATAACGGTCACTTATCCACAGCTTAATTGCCGCGCCCTCTTGATCCATGTTCTCTATATGTTCCATCGTCCCGTCATCGAATCGGAGGTGTTGATGCGGACAATCTATCGCGCGACATGCCTGGGCAAACCGATTGGCCCATGGCGCGACAAGCGGGAGAAGGCTTGCGAGGATCTGATTGATCGCAGGCTTGGCAGTTATGATGAATGGGGCCGCTTCTACATCACCGTTCCCGGCGACCTGGAGATGCAGCTCGCCTATCATCAGTCGAAAGCCGCCTGATCAGGGTCGAGGATGATCTTCTTCACCCTGCCGACGATCTCATAATTGCGATCCGTGATCGGAATCGTTTGATGTTCGGGGTTCTTGGAGCAGGGCTCCAGCCTGCCGGGTGCATCGAGATAGCGCTTGAATGTCACCTCCCCTTCGCGATCACGCACGACGAAGAGGCGACGATGATAAGTGTCCGTGTCGTTCGGATCTATGATGATCAGCGCGCCGTCTTCCACGATCTTGTTCATGGAATCGCCCGACACATAGAGCGCGTACATGTCGCCCTTCACCTCCCTTGCGGGCAGATGTGTCCAGCCCCGATAATCTCTCACGGCCTCGCGCCAGTTGCCCGCCGGCACCTCGCCCAAGATAGGAACGCTGGCTACCGGTTCCGCGCCATCTGGAAGCGGAGCCTCTGCCTCCTCGCTCATACCCAGCCATTGCGCGAGGACCGGCATCTCCACCTGTTGGATGCGGCGTGTGCCCTTGAGCATTTCGGCAACGCGCGCCGGGGCGATTCCTAGACGATCGGCTACGGCCTTTTGAGAAAAGCGCTTCGCCGCCACCTGGTTACGCAGCTCTAAGAGGATTTCATCGTGAGTCAGCACGCGGCGACATTGCGAAATCCGTAATGAGCCGTCGATAACGGACATCGTAATTTTAAGCTTGCCACAAAATTACGAAAAGCGTAATTCTGCTGCACATGACCCAAGCAGCCCAGATTGTGAATGCGCTCGGCGGCACCTCCAAGGTGGCCGAAGCGCTCGATCTCACACCGTCCACCGTGTCCAGCTGGAAGACCGCGGGCCGTATTCCCCGTTGGTGGATGAAGGAAATCAAGGCGATCGCCAAAAAGCAGGGCGTCGATCTCGCCCGCCTCCCTTCGGAAGCTGCTGCCGCATGACCGCGCCCCTCACCGAATTGCAGCGCCTCGGGCAAGAGTTCGACAAGGACACTGCTCAGCCCCGCTGTCGGGCGTGTGGTGAAGCCGTCTGCGATCACCCTGACACGATTTACGCGGGCCTCGCGCCTGCACCGATCCCGACCGGCACCAAGGCCGGCCGGGCGGTTCATCCTGCCACGTCGGGTCGCATTCCCGCGGCAGGCAAACAAGTCCCCTCGGGTCGCACCGCGGGCGCAGCTGGGTCGGTCCTGCACGGCCGGCCCGGCTGCAACTCTGATCTTTCCCCCTGTCATGAGGATGCTGAATAATGCCGCAGCGCGACAGTGCCGAGCGGGAAGCGCCGGTCTTTTCCGCTTCGAACGTGCTTGAAACGATCGGCCGCGATCTGGCCCTGATCAAGTCGCAGGACCGGCTCACCTATGGCGATCTCGCTGCGGTGCTGGGCAAGAGCGAGGATCAGGCCGCGAAATACTGCGAGGGTAGCGCCGAAATGGGCGTCATCGCCTTCGCGCGCGCCTGGCGGGAATGGAACGGCCGGTTCGCCGGTGGGCTTGCCGCGCTGTGCCATGACAGCCGTCCGGCCAAGCATTGCGATCGCGTCCGGCAAAGTCGCGTTCTCGAAGCCGCGCTGGCCCTGTCGGTCGCCCTTCAGGATGATGGCGAAGTCAGCCCCGGTGAGGTGCGCGACAATCTGCCGCGGCTTGAGGCCGCGCGCGATGCTCTGGACGAGCTGATCCGTCGTCGGGTGCAGTGTGCATGAGGACTCATCAGGACGCCATCGACACCGCCGTGGGGAAGGCTCGCGGCCTTCCCGCCAAGATCAGCGCAAACGAGCGGGACGCGATCATCGCGGAACTGCGGGTCAATCCCCTGCCGATCGTGAAGCGCAACACCGGGCGGTCCTATGTGACGCTCTGCCGGATCGCGGAGGCTGCGCTGTGATCCGCGCCCTCACCCGCTGGCTGGCCAAGCGACGCCTCGCCCGCTCCTGCAAGGCCAACATGGCTCGCATTCACTCCGGTCCCGCGCGTGATCGCCTTGGCCGGTTCATCGGGAAGGAAAATCACGCATGAGCGATAATGTCGCCGCCGATCAGTTGCGCTTGTTCATTGAGCGCATTGAAAGGCTGTCCGAAGAACTGAAGGGCCTACAGGACGATATAAAGGACGTCTATCTCGAGGCAAAGGCCAACGGGTACGATGTCAAAACCATGCGGGCGATTGTCCGCATGCGGAAGATGGAGCGCAACGCCCGCGCTGAGGCTGAGGCACTTCTGGCGACATATGCGAACGCCCTCGGAATGCAGTTGGGCTTCGACACCTGATGCCTGGTTTCCGCCCTTGGCAGGCCACAGGCAAGACGAAGCACAGCGTTGCTGTGAAGTCGCCCTGCGCTGCCAGCCACCAGCATGACAGCAAGCGCGAGGCCAAGCGCTGCGACCAATTGCACATGCTCGCCAAGGGCGGGGCGATCTCTGACATCGTGATCCAGCCATTTTTCGCCTTCGGTGGCGTCAAGATGGGCAATGGGCAGCGCGCCGGGGTGACGCTCGACTTCGGATACACCGAAGAAGGGCGCGCTGTGGTCGAGGATGTGAAGGGCCGCAGTAAGCTCTCCGATTCCCGCGACTGGCCGCTGCGCAAGGCGATGTTTGCCTATTTCCATCCGCATATCGAGCTTCGCGAGGTGCGGAAGGTATGACCAACGTCGTCCGCCTCTACACCCCCACCGAGGTCGACCGCCTCTGGGACGAATATGCCGCGCTCGCCCGAGCGGTGCGCGTCAACCCGGCTCTCGTCGAGGACCGACCGCACAATGAGGCGATGATCAAGGCGCACGCCCGGTTCGCCAAAGCCTTCACGGCGCTGGAGGGCGATCTGTGATCGAGAACAGCAAGATCGAGGCCGTCAAGAACGTCGACAGCGAGGCGACCATCCTGGGCGCGCTGATGATCGAGAACCGGCTGATCGACAAAGTGGCCGACAAGCTGGATCCGGATGATTTCTCCGAGGCGCTGTTCGGCCGCATCTATTCCGCCATCATCCGCGAAGCCGCGCTCGGCCGCGCCGCGAACCCCGTCACGCTCAAGCCCTATCTGGCGGATGATCCGGCGCTCGCCGAGCTTGGGGGCGCAGGTTATCTCGCAACGCTGACCGGCGCGAGCGGCGTCGTCCTGATGCTCGACACCTGCGTCCAGCAGGTTGTCGACATGGCGAAGCGCCGGAAGCTGATCGACGGCCTGACCAACGCCGCCGCGCTCGCCGCGAGCATGGAGGCGTCGAACGAGGAGGTCATCAACGCCGCGGACGCCGCGCTGTCCAGCATCGGTGATCACGACGACGGCATCGTCCAGATCAGCGCCGCGCGCGCCTTTGACGAGATGCTGGCTGCCTATGACGAGCCGACCAATGGCGTCACCAGCGGCGGCCAGATCGAGTGCCTGGATGACGTGCTCGGCCCGATCAAGCCGCACCATCTCGACATCATGGCCGGCCGCCCCGGCATGGGTAAAACCTCCGCGGCGCTCTCCTATGCCATGGGCGCATCCGCGGCAGGTCATGGCGTGCTGTTCGTGAGCCTGGAAATGAACCGGCGCGAGCTGATGCAGCGCGCCACCTCCGATGCCCTGTTCGATGGGCATAGCGGCATCCCCTATGAGGCGATCCGCGACGGCCGGTTCACCTCCGACAACGCCCGCCGACGCGTCTATGAGGCCGCCCGCCTTTTCCGCGGCCTGCCGCTGCACCTGGTGGACGCCTCGTCGCTGACCATCGGCCGCCTCAACATGATCGTGCGCCGCTACAAGCGCCGCATGGAGGCCGCCGGGCAGAAGCTGGAACTGGTCATGGTCGACTATCTCCAACTGCTCCGGCCCGACTTTCGCACCGACAATATGAACCTCGCCGTGTCCGAGGTGTCGCGCGGGCTGAAGGCGATCGCCAAGCAATATGACGTCGGCGTCCTTGCGCTAGCCCAGCTCAATCGCAGCGTGGAAAGCCGGCCCGACAAGCGCCCGATGCTCTCCGACCTGCGCGATAGCGGCCAGATCGAGCAGGACGCAGATGCCGTCGTGTTCCTGTACCGCGACGAATATTATCTCCGCCAGGGAAAGCCGCCTGAGACGGACCCGAAATTCATCGACTGGCAGGCCGCCATGGACCGCTGCCAGGGCAATATCGACTTCATCGTTGCCAAGCGCCGCAACGGGCCGGGTGGGAACGCCACAGGCCGGTTCTTTGGTGCGTATCAGGCTGTCAGGGGTGCAATGCAGTGAGCCAGTGGTTTCGTATGTATGCCGAGGTGCTGGAGGAACCCAAGGTTCAGCGCTTGTCGGGCGAAGATTTTAAGGGCTGGGTCAACCTGTTGTGCCTCACCGCGAAGCATGACGGGCGCTTGCCCGACATTTCCGACATCGCCTTTGCGCTTCGCATAGACGAGAAGAAGGCCGGAAAGCTGGTCGGTCGCATGATCAGCGCGGGTCTTTTGGTGCGCGACGAAACGGGCCTGAAACCGCACAACTGGGATCAGCGCCAATACAAATCCGACGTTTCAACGGACAGAGTGAAACGTTTCAGGGAGCGTTCCAAGAAACGGTCTGGAACGGAAGGTGAAACGGCCCCAGAAGCAGAGACAGATACAGAGACAGAAGAAGCTAACGCTTCTCCGCGCGCGGGCGCATCCGACCTGATGCTGGACCTGTGCAAAATCGTCTCGATCGCGCCACCCGACCCCGGCTGCAATTTCGACAAGCACAAGGCTGCGCTCGATACCGTAGAAGGCTGGATAGCCGCGGGTGCCGATCCCGCGCTGATCCGTGACACACTGACCCAACGCTGCGCCAATCTGCGCACGTCGCCCCGGTCGCTCGCTTTCTTCGACAAGCCGGTGCGTGAGGCTGTGGAGCGGCGGAAAGCCGATGCGTCGCAAGTCGATGCGACCACCGACGCGATCATCAACCGGATGCTGGGGAGGACCGCGGCATGAAGCCGAAGATCAGGGAGATAGCATGCCTTTGTGGTGCGAGGGAGGACGATCGCGGCCAGCTCCGCCCGCGTCCATGCTGGAACTGCAAGAAGCCCGACGGAATGGGGGAATTTCCGAAGTGAGCAACCCGCACACCTGCACCGACTGCGGCCGTAGGATCAGCCCCTACTCGCGTGGCCGCTGTGAAGGGTGCGCCTACGAATTCATGAAACGCCCGATGCCGGATGATTTCATGGAGATCCTGAAGAAGCACGGTTCCGCCGGTGCGGCGAAGCATTATCGGGCCAGCCTCTCCACCGTGACGCGCTGGCGCCGGGACAGCGGCATCAGCAAGCACGAACGCGCCAAGCCCGCCCGGTATTGTGGGGGGAAATTCAATTTCTCGGAGCGCCCCCTAATCGTTCACCGCGACATGGCGCAGGCCGGTCAAGCCGCCGACTTTCTCAGGAAATTCGCCGCGGTCTATCGCTGCGACGAGTCCGGCCGCGTCCCGAAGCGGGGACAGGGGAAATTCTGGAACCGCAACGGCTACGTCCTCACCGACGAGGAGCTGATCGCCAAGGCCCGCCGCATGGGCTGGGCTCCGATCCAATTTTGATAGGATGAGATTATGGGACGCCCCTATCCCCCCGAAGACCTGAGCCGCCCGGAGTTTTCCGGCAAATTGGACCGTTTCGAGCCAGCGCCCGACCTCGCGGCATGGATCGTGCGGACCTTCATCGATGCCGATGGGGAACTGTACAACCCTGACCACGCCCATCTGCAACAGGCCAATCTCGGTGTCCTCTGGACCAGCGCCGACAACAGCCGGAACATGCGGATGGTGATCGGCCAGGCCGAGTTGATGCCACCTATGGCGATGGGGAAATGGCAGCGTGGCCGCGCAACCCAGCAGATCGAGGACTGGTTCGATACCTTCCCGGATTTCCTGCTGACCTTCCTCGCACCGGCCGCTGCTGGCATGGATGATCCGTCATTCTGTGCCCTGGTCGAGCATGAGCTGTATCATTGCGGGCAGGAGCGCGACGCCTATGGCGCGCCCAAATTCACGCAGGACGGCCTGCCGAAATTCGGCATCCGGGGGCATGACGTCGAGGAGTTCGTCGGTGTCGTCGCCCGTTACGGTGCGGGTGCTGCTGGTGTCACGGAGATGATCCAGGCGGCACAGCGGCGGCCCTCTGTGGGTCTGGCTCAGATCGCAGGCGCGTGCGGCACCTGCTCCCTTAAGGTTGCCTGAGCATGGCCGCGCGCAACAAAATGATGACGAATGAGGTGAAAGCCTTTGTCGTCAGGGCGTTGGCGTCATTCGACACGCCGTCGCAGGTCGCCGAAGCGGTAAGGCAGGAATATGGCGTCACCATCACCCCGCAGACCGTGCAGGCATATGACCCGACGAAATATGCCGGGCGGAACCTCGCGCCGAAATGGCAGGCGCTATTCGAGAAGGCCCGCAAATCCTTCCTCGAAGACGCCAGCGACATCCCGATCGCCAACCGCTCCGCCCGTCTCAGGATGCTTCAGCGCATGGCTGCGAAGGCTGAAACGATGGGCAACATGAACATGGCGTCCCGGCTGCTGGAGCAGGCCGCGAAGGAGATGGGCAACGCCTTCACCAACAAGGTCGACCTGACCAGCTCCGACGGCAGCATGACGCCGAAGGGCCTCGGTGATTTCTATGGGCGGCCCAGCGCGCCGCAGGGAGGGGAATGATGGGTGACGCAATCGGAATGGCCGAACTGCATCGGCTGCTGAAACAGGCACAAGCCGACGCTGATGTGCATTTGGACTTCGGCGGACACGCCCGGCCCACGACGATCGATTCCTATCGCGGGTATTATGATCGTCCGGCGCTCGGTTTCGCCCTCGGTGGATATTCTGGGGGCGACCACACCGGCCACACCAAGGTTAGCGAGTTGATCGCCGAATTAGAGCGCGGCATGAGGCAGGCCTATGAGGGCTGGAAAGGTGGAACCTACCGCTATTCCGGCAATGAACCCCTGTTCGTCGACAATCCCGGCGATGCCAGCGGAATCGCTGTGACCGGGCTGATCGATGGCGGTTACCGGGTGACGATCACGACCGCATACCTGCCCGATGTGTGGTGAGTGATGATGGCTCGCTGTGGATCATGCCGGTTCTACGATTCCCGCCTTTCCGGCCGCGTCTGGTCAGGGCCTTATCTGTGCAGGCGCTTTCCCGAATATGTGAAGCGGCGCTGGGATGATTGGTGCGGCGAGCATCAGCCCGCAACCCCTGACGCACCGGAGCAACCACGATGACCGCCCTCGACACGGCCTTCCTGATGTCTTGCTGCCTCTGGCTGGGCTTCTTCATCGGCCGCCTGCGCGATGCGGATGCCCGCTATCTGCCGATCATGAAGCGGCTCCGCGACCATGCGCGGCGGCTTGCCACGCAAGGGAAATTCGTCGGCGCCGGGCCGTGCGTCCCGACTTTCCATTGCACGATGGAGGTCGATGGCAAGGATTTCACCCTCGCCATGATGGAGGCGGCCGAGGGCCGGTCCTTCGTGGTCTGCCGGACCATGCCAGCGGAGGGACCGAAGGTATGACCAAGGTCTATGTCCACGCTGAAGAGGACATCCCGCTCGGCGCGCGCATCCTCGTGCGTGGAACCCGCGCCAATCTCGCGCCCGACACCATCGCCAATGCAACCGTCGCGCCGCGACCATCGTGGGCGGGAAAGAAAATCAGGGCGGGGCAGACCTTCACGGCGCTGATGGATGACGGGATCGGCCAGCGCGATCTCCACGCCATCGCCAATGGCCCGATCATGGACGAGGCAAGAATCTACCTGCCCGCCGGGAAGATCAGCGAGGCGGAATTTCGGGAACGGCAGCGGTCGATCATCCTGGATGACAGGGACGCCCCGCAACCGGCATGACCGCCCGCGCGCCCACCACGAAAAAACGAAAAGCCGCCCCGATCAGGATTCCCAAGCGGGAAGCGGCATCCGCTCCCGCGCCCGTCGCAGATGCCAGCATCGGCCACAACGGTGGCCCGACACTCAATCCCGTCCTACGCCCCTTCTGGGAGGCGCCCCGCAATGACCGCGGCGAGCCGATCCGTAACCGCGTGCTCTACGGCGGCCGCGCCTCGTCGAAGTCATGGGACGCTGCCGGGTTCGCGATCTTCCTCGCCCAGGCGTTCAAGGTCAAATTCCTCTGCGCCCGCCAGTTCCAGAACAAGATCGAGGAATCGGTCTATACCCTGCTGGTCCAGACCATCGATCGGTTCGGCCTGCGCGCACAGTTCCGCATCCTCGACAACAAGATCATCCATAAGCGCACTGGCTCGGAATTCGTCTTCTACGGCCTCTGGCGGCACATCGGCGAAATCAAGTCGCTCGAAGGCGTGGACATCTGCTGGCTGGAGGAGGCGCACGCCCTCACCGAAGAACAGTGGAAGGTGCTCGAACCGACCGTCCGTAAGGAAAATTCACAGTTCTGGCTGATCTTCAATCCCCAGCTCTCGACTGATTTCGTCTGGCGCCGGTTCGTCGTCAACCCGCCGCCGGGCACGCTCGGCCGCCTGATCAACTTCCTCGAAAACCCCTTCCTGTCGACCACCATGAAGCGCGTCATCGAAGCCGCCCGCGCCGAGGACGAGGAGGAATTCGAGCATGTCTATCTCGGCGTCCCGCGCGACGACGACGACAATGCCGTCATCAAGCGCTCCTGGATCATGGCCGCGATCGACGCCCATAAGCTGCTCGGCATCGTGCCCAGCGGGGCGAAACGCCTCGGCTTCGACGTTGCCGATGGCGGCAAGGACAAATGCGCCACCGTCATCGTCAATGGTCAGCTCGCCACCCATAGCGAGGAATGGAAGGCCGGCGAGCATGAGCTGCTGAAATCGACCACGCGGGCGTGGGACATGGCGCGCGAGCATGATGCCGACATCACCTATGACAGCATTGGTGTGGGTGCAGGCGTCGGCGCCAAGATCAATGAGCTGAATGCCGCGATCGAGCGCCCGGCCTCCCCGGTCCGTCATACCGGCTTCAACGCCGGCGGCGAGGTCTGGCGGCCTGACCAGATCTACAAGCGCTCGCATCCCCAGAAGACCAACCGCAATATGTTCTCCAATGCCAAGGCTCAGGCGTGGTGGCATGTCGCGGACATGCTGCGCGACACCTACAATGCGGTACAGGCATTCAAAGAGACCGGCCTGCCCTTCGCCGGCGACCCGTCCGATCTGCTGTTCATTGATGGCGAGATGCCGAACCTATCGAAGCTGGTCGACGAGCTTTGCACCCCGAAGCGTGATTTCGACAATACCGGCAAGGTGAAGGTGGAGAGCAAGAAAGATCTGGCCCGGCCGAACCGTGAAGGCGGGCCCGTCCCCTCCCCCAACCTCGCCGACGCCTTCGTCATGGCCTATGCGCCGGTGCGCCGGACCATGGCGATCAGTGCCGAGGCGCTGGAAGCGGCCTGATCCGCCCTATCATGGACCTTACACGCTCGCCACGAACGGAAGGCTCAACATGGCCCAAGCATATAGCCAGGACGTATCCGTCAGTTCCGTCGTTGATCTGACGACGATATTTTCCTCAATGGCTGGCGTTTCCTCCTATGTGCAAAACAGGGGAAGCGGCAGGTTGCTCGTTGCTTTCAGTTCATCCGGGTCTGCCCCAGTGGGCGGCTACATGCTGGTCGCGCCAGGCGATACGGTTGTCGGCACCGCACTCCACATCTGGGCCATGGCTCTCAATGGGGCCTGCACCGTTGCGATGGGGACAACCGACTGATGACCATGATTGATCTGCGGCCTCGGACGCAGCCGTATCCACCCAAAAATACCAACGTCATGCTATTCGGCGACAGTCAGGGCCAGCACAATGCTTCGGTCGCTGGAGGATATAGGCGGTCACTTGCCTATGGTGCGGTCAACTGGGCTGCATATCTGAGCCGCCAGCGCGTGAATTTCCAGCCGACCGATTGTTGGGCTGTTTTCGGCATGGACACGGGGCAGATATTGAACGGGGTATCCGGTCAGATCACCGCCGTTGGAAGCGCCATAGCGTCCTATGGTGGGAATGTTCCTGGTATTGCAGTGGTAGACTGCGGCACGAACGACGTGCCTCACGGGCTCACCCTGGCGCAATCGAAGATCAACATTCAGGGCATCATCGCGCAGATACGCGGCGCAGGATCGTTGGTATTCTGGCTTTGCCCTCGCCCGAGGGACATCAGCGACGCGACCTATGGCATGACCGCCACACAGGCACGAAACTATAATCAGCTCATCGATTATATCAAAAGCCTTCATGCTCCGGCGAACGGTATTTGGATTGTGGATACCTGGGAGGATCTACTCAATCCTACCGACGCCAATATGGCGATGATCACCGCTGCTACTTATGATAAGCTGCACATTGACCAATATGGTGCATATCTCAACGGGCTAAGGCTCGCCAAACTATGGGGATTGGGAGAGGCTGACGGATCTATTATTCCCTTCGTTGATGCTCTTCGCCCCGGCCGCTCTGTGTTTAATGCTTATAATGCGACGGATTATCCGGCTGGCTTCCTGAATGCCAATCCTCAGATGGCCGGCAGTCCCGCTTCGTCATGGACCGTGAATCCGGGAAGTACCGGAATCGCCTCTTCCTTGAGCAAGGTGACAGGCCTTTTGGGCCAGTCGATGCAGCAGGTCGTCCTGTCGGGAACCCCGGCAAATCAGAATTTCTGGTATTATTACCAGAACCCGATCACGGCGGCGAACCTTGCGATTGGCGATGTTGTCGAAGGGTTTTGCGATTTCGAGATGGATGCCGGATCGGCAGGTCTGAACTGCCTGGGGCTCGTCCTCCAGGACAATACGAGCTTCATCTGGTCCATGGCCTTCGATCAGTCCTCGGATATTCTCGATCGACCGCTGCCAGGAGTCGCGCATCAAGGCGTCATGCGTCTTCCGCGATTTACGCTCACTTCAACAGGCGTGAGGTTCGGCATTGGTTGCAAAGCCCGATCCAGCCTGCCTGCCGTGGGGGCCACCTTCAGGGTTGGGACGATGTTCCTGAAAAAGGTCATATAGGGGCGGTTTACGATGTTCGCACGCATCCGCGCAGCCTGGCGCGCATTCTGGAATAGCACCGCCGCCGCGCCCGCGCCGGTCGAGGAATCCAAGCCGGGGATGCACATCAGCCCGGCCACGCTCTGGGAAGCGGAGCGCCACGGCGGCCCGACTTTCTTCCCCGAAGCGATCTTCGCCCGCCCGGACCCGCTGCCCGGTGTCCTGCCCGCTGGCATGGCGCTCGACAGCCTGCCCAGCCTCAACCAGATCGCGGCCTCGTCCTATTCGCAGGCGGTCTCGGAAGGGCTTGGCTTCCTCGGCTATCCCTATCTCGCCGAACTGAGCCAGCGCGCCGAATATCGGAAGATCGTCTCGATCTGGGCCGAGCACTGCACCCGGAAATGGATCAAGCTCAAGGGCGACAAGGAGAAAATCAAGAAGATCGAGGAGGAGCTGCAGCGCCTCGATGTGAAGGAGCTGTTCCGCAAGGCGATCGAGAAAGAGGGCTTTTTCGGGCGCGTTCAGCTTTTCATGGACTTCGGCGATTTCGACAAACCGGACGAGCTGCGGACGCAGCTGGTCATCGACAAGGCCAAGATCGCGCCGGAGCGGCCGATCAAGCGCCTCTCCATCATCGAACCGATGTGGTCCTATCCCGGCCCCTATGATGCTCAGAATCCGCTGGCACCCGATTTCTACAAGCCCTCGACATGGTATGTGTCCGGCCGCAACGTCCACGCCTCGCGCCTGCTAACGATGGTCGGGCATGAGATGCCGAACATGCTGAAGCCCGCCTATGCGTTCGGCGGCGTCAGCATGACGCAGCTCTGCAAGCCCTATGTCGATAACTGGCTGCGCGCCCGGCAGTCTGTCTCCGACTTGATCAACGCCTTCTCCGTTATGGTGCTGAAGACCGACATGGAGCAGGTTTTGGGCGGCGGCCCGGCGGGCAATCTGTTCGCGCGCATCGACCTGTTCAATAAGACCCGCAACAATCGCGGCACCTTCGTCGTCGACAAAAACAGCGAGGAATTCGAGAACGTCTCGGTCCCGATCAGCGGCCTCGACAAGCTGCTGTCCCAGTCGCAGGAGCAGATGTCCTCGGTCTCCGGCATCCCGCTCGTCGTGCTGTTGGGCGTCACCCCCTCCGGCCTCAATGCCAGTTCCGAGGGCGAGATCCGCGTCTTCTATGACGCCATCATCTCCTACTGCGAGCGCGTCTGCCGACCCTGCCTCGAAACGCTGCTCGACGTGATCCAGCTTTCCCTGTTCGGCGACATCGATCAGAGCCTGACCTTCGAGTTCCTGCCGCTCTGGGAGATGAGCGACAAGGACAAGGCCGACATCCGCAAGTCCGATGCCGAGGCCGATGGCACGTACATTGATCGCGGCGTCGTCTCGCCCGAAGAGACCCGCCAGCGCCTTCAGGACGACGAAACCAGCCTGTATCATGGCGTCGATCTGTCCGGCCCTCCGCCGGAGCTGGACGAGAAGGAGGAAGGCAGCGAATTTCCCGATCTGGAGGATGAGCGGAAGGCGGCCTGATGCTGAAACCGATCCGGCCATCCGCCCCGATCCGCGCCAAATATGACGAACGCCTGACCGCGCTGATCAACGAGATGAGCGCCAGCATCATCCACTGGATCAGCGCCGAATGGCGGCGCAACACACCTGAGACCGTGCTGCTGGGCGAGGACGAAACCCCGGCGAAGAGCATCCAGATCGCAATCTCCCGCCTCGGTCGCCGCTGGCAGAAACGGTTCGACCAGCTCGCCGAGAGCCTGGCCGAATATTTCGCGAAGGCCGTGCGCGACCGCTGCGACCGGACACTGATGGCTGATCTGCGAAAGGGCGGCATGTCCGTCCGGTTCAAGATGTCGCCCGCCATGCGCGACGCCTTCGAGGCCGTGCGCGCCGAGAATGTCGGCCTGATTCGCTCGATCGCGCAGAACCATCTGGCCCATGTCGAGACGCTGGTCATGCAGTCCGTCAGCCAGGGCCGTGACCTCGGCACGCTGGTCAGGGCGCTGGAGAAGACGACGAGCGTCACCCGGCGGCGCGCCAGCCTCATCGCTCGCGACCAGAACAACAAGGCGACCGCGGTATTGACGAAGACCCGGCATCTGGAACTCGGCATCACGCAGGCGAAATGGATGCACAGCGCCGGCGGCAAGACGCCCCGCCAGGAGCATAAGTCCTTTTCCGGAAAGCTCTACGACATTCGCGAAGGCCATGACTTCGGCGACGGCAACGGCCCGGTCTGGCCTGGCACCGCCATCAACTGCCGCTGCGTCGCGATTCCCGTCATTCCTGGCTTTGGTTCCTCATCCTCCTGACCTGACCGCAACCTCCTTATCCTGAGATTACGGAGGAATATCGGATGGCATCCACGCTCGTTGATCTCGTAAAGATCAATGTCCTGAACACAGGCACCGGGCCGTTTATGCTCGGATCGGCGGCTGATGGCTTCCGAGGCGTTGAAGTCCTCATCAACGGCCAGCAATATAGCTATTCCGTCCAGCAGGGCGGAAATTACGAATATGGCCGGGGTGTCTATCTGGAGGAGACCGGGCAGCTCGCCCGCGGCGTCATAGCTTCATCGCTCGGCGGAACCGCGATCAGCCTGTCGCCCAATGCTCAGATCGCCCTTGTTGTCCTGGCCGAAGACCTGATGGACATCGCTCAGGGACAAGCCGCCATCGATGCCGGTGCTGCGGCTGGTGCAGCCGCCGCCGAGGCGGTGATGGGCACCAAGCTCGATGGTTCCGGTGTGGCTGCGCTTTCCGATATTCTCGGTGTGCTATCCGTCATCAATGGTGCAGCGGTCCAGGCGACCGAGGCCATAGGCGCCCATGATTTCGTGAACGTCTATAACTCCTCTGGGGCCACGCGGGTCAGGAAGGCGATCGCCAACGACCCGACGAAATTCGCCAACGGGTTCGCCGTCGCCGCGATCTCCAACGGGTCTAGCGGGATCATCGTCTTCAGCGGTATCAATCTGGGCATCCCTGTCCTGACACCCGCCTCGGAAGTCTGGTTGAGCGATACGACAGCGGGCACCTTCGCCACCTCCCCACCATCGGCGGAAGGCTCCATCATTCAACCCCTCGGTCCGGCACTGGCCGGATTCGGCGTCGTATTCACCCCTCGCGAAAGGATTTTGCTGTGACCATCCGCCGCCTTCTCGGCCCCCTGACTGCGCTTTCGTTCATTGCGCCATCGCTGGCCGCCGACCGGACGCCGCTGACGATGGACACCGGGCAGGTCCGGCAGGTGAAGGCCGGGGACACGCTCGTCCTGCCCGGAACCGGCGGCCAGATCGCCGGGATCACTATCAAGGCTTCGAGCAACACCGTCTTGCAGGCGCTGCCCTCAACTCTCGGCACCGTCATCCGCGACGGTTACGCCACCAAGGGCGATGCGCCGGCACTGACCTATGTGGCGTCGAACGCTGCCTGCACCCTCAATTCTGGCGCAGGTGATACCGGGTGGCAGGTTCCCACATCGGACGGGAAGTGCTGGATAGCGAACTTCGGCTCTGAGGCGGACATCCGCCAGTGGGGCTTGCAGCCCGGCGGCCAGGCCGACACGGCGATGAACCGAGCGATCGCCTTTGCTTGCGCGACGCACACGCCGATCAGCATTCCCTATCCTGGGAATAATCCCTACCTGCTGAACAGCTCCGTCCAGATCGGCAACGGCTCTGCAACGCAGCTCTCAACCTGCAATGGCGTCACGGTGCGCGGCGCCCAGTCCTATAACCAGACCACCTCGGGCACGACGCCGCCAGGACCGTTCCTGTTCCGCTGGAATGGAACCGACCCGAACATCGTGCCAATTTACGTCAAGGGCCCGGCCACCTCTATCGTTCTCGACGGCATCAGCGTCGATTGTGAAAATGGTGCGAATTCCTGCAAAACCGGCATCAAGATCAGCACGATCATGGAGGGCCGGTTCTCGAACCTCGGCGTGGAGCGCAATCGCAACGGCCCCGCCTTCGTCATCACCTCGGAACCGACCAACATCTGGAATGGCGGCAACGAGGGGTCGCGCTATGACAATCTCTCGGCGGGGCTTCCCGGCCCGGGCGGGAGTGGAATGCAGGTCGGCGACACGGCATGCACCGCCGGCACCTGCACATGGGCGACGATCGCCAATACGTTCAACAACGTGACTGTGAACTATGACAGCACCGTCTCCACCGCCTATGGGGTGAAGCTCGGACTGGCATCGCAGAACACGTTCATCAATCTGCGCGTGGCCTGCCTCTATTTGTTCTGCGGCACCGCCGTCCCCCAGCCCCACGGCATGATCATCTCGCCCCCTCCAGGTGCAACCGATTTCCCGACCGATAACACATTCATCCATCCCCTCTTCCTCGGTTACGTGGACGATCCGGGCAGCGCCTGGACCGGTACGCATGGGCAGACCTTCCTGGGCTGGTCGACCGTTTATACGCCGTTCCCGACCTCGACTAATTTCGATCTATTCAAGGGATCGGATGATAGCGGCCGCCTGTTCCCTGCAGCACGGAGCTGGACGCCCGCCGATGCCAGCGGTGCCGGGCTGAGCTTCACGGTTCAGGACGCGACCTACACGGTCAATGGCAACCTCTGCACCGTGTCGTTGGCGCTGACATTCCCATCCACATCAAATGCCAACTCGGTCAGCATCAACGGACTCCCGAGCCGCTGCCGGCCTTTTATCGGAAGCGGCACGTCCCGCGCGGGCGGGGCTATCAGCTACACTACCTATTCGACCTCGCCGATCACGGCGCTGATGGATAATGGCGGCGCGATTTCGCTCTACAGCTTCGGCGGCACCGGCGTCACGAACGCAGGCATGACGGGCAAAGCCCTCCGCGTCTCGTTCAGCTTTCCGATCAACTGACCGGATGACCGGGCTCTACACCTTCGAGGGGAACGGACAATGCTCCTGATTGCCATGGACCGCGGGTCCGTGCGACGCCGCGACGCCAATGGATTCCTGCACGTTGAGATCAGCAACATCTCGAAGGCGAATGTCTGCCCCTATTACGGGCAGGAGATTCCGGGCTGGCAGGAACTGGGGCTGGACGGGGAACGGATCTATTATCTCTACCGGGCGCCGGACGAGCTGGCGCGCGCGGCGCACACCTTCAACAACGTCCCGATCCTTTCGACGCATGTCCCCGTCGACTGTGAGGCGCTGCCGGAGGAGCTGATCATTGGCTCGACCGGCACCGACGCCATGTTCGATGGCACCTACCTCCAGAACAGCCTCGTCATCTGGTCCGCAGAGTACCAGAGGGCCATCGAACGCGAGGAGCAGAAGGAGCTTTCCTGCGGCTATCGCTACCGCGCCGACATGACGCCAGGCCGCTCGGAAGACGGTTTGCAATACGACGGTGTAATGCGTGACATCATTGGCAACCACGTCGCTCTCGTCATCGAAGGCCGCGCGGGACCGGACGTTATGGTCGGAGATGAAGTAATGAAGCTCATGTCTCGCACGGCGCTGATGATCTCTGGGGCTCTCCAGGCACACATCCGCCCGCTGCTCGCCGCCGATGCCAAGGTCGACATCGCTCCCGCCCTCAAGGGTGTGGACGCGAAGGCCATGGCGAAGGATGGCGCCTCGAAGAAACTGGCGGGCAAGATCGCCAGCCTTGTTGTTCCGCACCTGGCCGCCGACAAGGCGCTGGACGCCGATGGCCTCGCCGTCGTGATCGGTGCCGTTTCCCCCCTCGCCCTCGACGAAGACAAGATCGAGGAAGCCGAGGACGAGGATGACGACGAGCCCAAGGGCGAGGATGAAGATCCCGACGCCGAGGATGATGACGATCCCAAGGGTGCCGAAGACGAGGATGATGACGACAAGCCCAAGGGCATGGACGCCGCTTCCGTCAAGGCTCTGATCTCCGCGGCTGAAAAGCGTGGTGCGGCCCGCGTTGCCGCCATCGATACCGCCAAGCGCGATGTCTTCCCGCATGTCGGCGAAGTGGTCGGCCTCGACAGTGCCGAAGCGATCTACGCCTTTGCCCTCAAAGCAAAGGGCGTCGAGACCAAGGGTGTCCACCCTTCCGCGCTCAAGGCGATGGTCGCCATGCTGCCGACCGAAGCCGCGCCGATCGCCTTGGACCGTCGCCTCGCTCCGGCGGGCAAGCTGGACAAGATCGTCCCGAACCTTCCTCCCATGATCCGGAGCTAAGCTGATGGGTTTCCAGACTTCCGTTGCATCCCAGCCGTCCCCCGGAATCGAGGGCGGTTTCGCCGGTGCCAATCCCTATTTTTCGCTCATCACGCCGGATGAAGGCATGTTCGTGGCGGGTGCTGTCGGCCCGATCATCGGCCGCATGGCGTTCGTCAACACCGCCAACGGTCAGGTGACGAGCCAGCATCCGGGCGTGACCACTGTCCGCGTCGGCTTCCTGCACCGCGACCAGCCTGCCGTTGCAAACGGTCTGGGCATGTTGAACGGTGCCAGCAACCAGGTTGTCGCCGGTACACCCGTCGATGTCTCCGAAGATGGCCCCTTCTGGGGCCGCTTCGCCGCTGGTGCTGTCATAGGCCAGAAGGTCTATGCCTCCTATGCCGACGGCTCGCTCCGAGCTGCGGCAACGGGCGCAGCGGCGACGGCTTCCCGCTCGGTCACCACGACCAACACCTCGACCACGATCAGCTATACGGGCGGGGCGATCTATCCCGGCCAGCCAATCAGCGGCACCGGCATCCCTGCCGGCGCCTATGTCGTCAGCGTCAATGCTGGATCCGGAACTGCGGTCATCAGCGCCGCCGCCACCGCTTCGGCGACGGTCACGGGCACGCTCACGACCGATTACGAAACCGCCTGGACCGTCCGCTCGACGGCGGGCTCCAACGAACTCGCCAAGATCAGTGTCCGGGGGTAAGTGAAAGATGCGTGATCCCATTCTCCGCCAGGAACTCGCCGAGCGCGGCGTTTTCTTCCCTGCAACGGCGGTCTTCGGCCATGACGGTTCCGACGAAGGCAAGGGCCGCTATGCTCAGATGAAGCGCGACTATAATCTCGCGCTCGATCACTTCTCGCATCTGCGCATGGCATTGGACGCGCAGCCCGGCCTCGTCACCTCGCCGAACGCGGGCGTCCTGCTCTCGTCGGTGTCGGTGATCGACCCGGAAGTCGTCAGCGTCATTTTCACCCCCATGCGGGCGGCGAAGATCCTTGGCGGCGAGGCGCAGAAGGGAAGCTGGATCGATCAGGTCGCCTATTTCCCGATGGCGGAATCGATCGGTCAGGTCGCCAGCTACAACGACTATTCCAACAATGGTTCGGTCGATGCGAACGCGCAGTGGAACTATCGCCAGCCCTACACCTGGCAGGCGTTCAAGCGCTATGGCGAGCAGACGCTGGAGCGCTGGGGCGCCGCCGGCCTGAACTATTCGTCGGAGCTGGATAAGTCGCTGGCGCTGGTCTTCAACAAGTTCAGCAACAAGACCTATTTCTTCGGCGTCTCCGGCCTCGTTAATTACGGCCTGATCAACGACCCGTCGCTGATCTCGCCGATCTCGCCCGGCACCAAAGCCAACACCGGGCAGGGCGTGACCTGGCTGTTGGCGACCGCGCTGGAGGTCTTCAACGACGTCAAGGCGCTCTACACCCAGGCTGTGACCCAGATGGGCGGCAATCTGGAAATGACCGACACGATGAAGCTGGTCATTTCCACGACCCGTCAGCCTGCCCTGCTGACCACCAACGAATTCGGCCTGAATGTCGAGGATCTGCTGAAGAAGGCGTTCCCCAACATGACGATCGAAGCGGCACCGGAATATTCGACCGGCTCGGGCGAACTGCTGCAGCTCATCATCCCCGAGGTCGATGGCGTCCGCACCGCTTACCCCGCCTATACGGAAAAGCAGCGCGCTCATGCGCTGGTGACCGAGGCGTCGGCCTGGTCGCAGAAGAACAGCGCCGGCTCGTGGGGCACCGTCATCCGTCGCCCCATCGCAATCGCCCAGATGCTGGGTATCTGAGGAGGAATCATGTTCGTCGGCTGCAAACTCCCCCACGGCCTCACCGTCCATCACGCCGGGCAGACCATCGTGCTCAACGGCGCGAATGTCGGTTACGATGCCGAGAACCCTTGGCGCAATGGCGCTGCTCCCGATGCGGAGCTTCGCGCCAGCGGCGTCGGCCTGACCCGTCTCGAAGGCGAGCAGGCGAACGCATTCAGAGAATGGTGCGAAATCTCCGTGAAGGGGCCGGGCCCGGTCAAGTCGGGCGCGATCTTCATTACCGAGGCCAAGGGCGACGCCACCAAGGAGGCCCAGAACCTCGAAAGCGAAGCGACCGGGCTCGACGGCCTCGATCCCGACAAGGATCTGCCGAAGGGTCTGGAAACCGACAGTGAGGCGGCCGCCAAGCCGACCAAAGGCAAGGGCTGAACCATGACCATAGCCGTGTTCAATTACACGGCCTGGACCACTCGGTATCCTGAGATGGGGGCGGTCAGCGAAGAGCAGGCCGCCCTTTTCTTTTCCGAGGCCGGGCTATACCTCGACAACACCGATTGCTCGCCGGTGCAGGACGTCACGCGGCGGCTGATGCTGCTCAACATGCTGACGGCCCATATCGCGGCACTCAGCGGCGCACTGGACCCAAGCGGCCAGCCCAGCGGCACGGTCGGTGCCGTTTCGTCGGCGACCGAGGGCAGCGTCTCCGTTTCCTTCGATCTGGGCCTCTCGCCCGGCACAGCTCCTTGGTATCGGCAGACGCAATATGGCCTCGCCTTCTGGCAGGCGACCAAGGGCCTGCGGAGCGCGGTTTATGTGCCCGGTCCGACACAGATCACCGAGCCTTGGACCGTCGGGGGCTATTCATGGCCTCGGTGACCGGCGGCGGCGCGCTCGATCGGAAGCTGCGTGAACTGACCGACAAGATGAGCAAAGCGCACGAGGTCCGCGTCGGCTTCCTCGAAAATGCGACTTATGCCGATGGAACGCCCGTCGCCATGGTCGCTGCGATCAACAATTTTGGCGCGCCGGAATCCGGCATTCCGGCCCGGCCCTTCTTCTCCAACATGATCGAGGACAACAAGGACGGCTGGGGCGACAGCTTCGGCGACATCATCAAAGCCGTGGACTTTGATGCACAGAAGGCGCTGGAGCTGATGGGCGAAGGCATGGCCGGGCAGCTGCGCGAGGAGATCGTCAACACCTCCTCCCCTGCCCTATCGCCGGTCACCGTCCTGCTACGCGAGCGATTCCCGACGCGCGACGGCATGACCTTCGCCGATGTAATCCAGGCGATGCGCGATGTTGCTGCGGGCGAGCGTTCCGGCGCGGGCAATGCGAAGCCCCTGGTCTGGTCCGGCCATCTGCTCAACAGCGTCGATAAGGAGGTCGAATGAATCTCCGGGGCATCGCCAACCGATCGACACAGCGCATCAACCCGAACCTGCCGGCGCAGGCGAAGGCCAGCACCGGCTATACGACAGGGGCGAGCGGCAAGCGCGTGCCTAGCTATGCCGATCCGGTCAACATCACAGTCCAGATACAGGCGCTCGGCAAGAAGGAAATCGAGCATCTCGACGCCCTCAATATCTCCGGCACCGAGACGGCGGCCTATGTCGACATGCAGCTCTCCGCGGTCGATCGCGTCACGCAGAGCGGCGGCGATCTGATCGTCATCGGATCCGCGACCACCATCCCGGTCCAGCTTCGCAACACGACCTGGATCGTAACCGCTGTGCTGGAGGGCTGGACAGTCTCTGGCTGGTGCAAGGTCGGGCTCACAAGGCAGATGCCATCATGACCAGCCCATCCATCACCGAAGATCAGATCATGACCGGACTGCGCGCCTTCATCCTTGATGTGTTGCCGAAGAATGTCGGTATCGAGGTCGTGCAAGGTCAGGACAACGGCGTGCCGATGCCGGCGGCCGGTGATTTCGTCGTCATGACCCCGGCTCGACGTCAGCAGATGTCTCAGACGGCGCGGGCCTATGATCCCGACGCCGAGGAGAAGGAGATCAGCCGCTCGACCAGCCTGCATTTCAGGCTCGACACCTACGGTCCGAACGCTTCCGATTATGTCCAGATCATCACGACGCTGTTCCGTGACGAGTATGGCTTCAACTTCTTCAAGACATATGGCCTCGCTCCACTCTATTGTGACGACGGCCAGCAAATGCCGCTCGTTTCGGGCGAAAATACCTATGTCCAGCGCTGGATGATGAACGGCCTTCTCCAGTCCAACCTCGCGGTTACGGTCGGCCAGCAGTTCGCCGATACACTGATTACAACCTTGAGGGAGTATCACTGACATGGCCGCGAGCATTCCCGCATCCGCGATCGTCAACGTCATTCCGAATGTGATCAGCGCAGGCGGTTCGGGTCTCGATCTGGTCGGTCTCATCCTGACCAGCAGCACGCAGATTCCCATCGGATCGGTGCTGGCATTCAGCAGCGCCGTTGACGTCGCCACCTATTTCGGTCCGCTATCGACGGAAGCCACGCTGGCACAAACCTATTTCGCCGGATATGACGGGTCGACCGCCAAGCCTGCGAAGCTGTATTTCAGCCAGTATGCTACGAGCAACGTGGCTGCCTATCTGCGCGGCGGATCGCTCGCCGGCCTGACCCTCGCCCAACTCAAGGCGCTGACTGGCGTCCTGACCATCACCGTCGGCGGATCGGCCAAGACGTCCAGCACCATTGATCTGTCATCGGCGACGAGCTTCAGCAATGCGGCATCGCTGATTCAGGCGGCATTTACCTCGCCGGGCTTCACCGTCAGCTACGACAGCATTTCCGGGGCCTTCGTCTTCACGACCACTGCGGCAGGCACGGGGGCTACCATTAGCGTTGCCACCGGCACGCTGTCGGCGGGGCTGAGCCTGACCACGGTAACGGGGGCAGTCGTATCGCAGGGGTCTGCGGCGATGACGCCGGGAACCGCCATGGATGCAGTTGTCGCGGCAACACAGGATTTCGTCTCGTTCATGACGTCCTGGGAGCCAAGCGACGCCGACAAGGTTCTGTTCGCTGCCTGGGCTGACGGCAAGGCAGACCGCTACACCTATGCTGGCTGGACCAACAATGTCGCCGCGACCGTCAATGGCGACAGCACCAGCTTCGGCGCGCTGGTGCGTGCGGCGGGATATTCCGCGACCATTGCGATCTTCGATCCGAACAATGGCGCCAATGTCGCGGCCTTCCTGCTCGGTGCCATCGCCTCGCTCGATACGGGGGCGCTCAACGGCCGCGCCACAATGGCTTTCCGTACCGGCAATGTCCTGCCCGGTGTCACCAACCAGACGATTGCCGACAATCTCCAGGAGAACGGCTATAATTTCGTCGGCTCCTATGCGACCGCGAACGACAGCTTCGTATTCTTCTATCCCGGCCAGATCAGTGGCGATTTCGTCTGGATCGATAGCTGGGTCGGTCAGGTCTGGCTCAACAACGCCCTTCAGCTCTCACTGATGGAGCTGCTGACCAGCGTGGGCCAGGTGCCATATAATTCGGACGGTTACGCCCTCATTGAGGCTGCGATGAGTGATCCGGTGGAAAGCGCCCTCAATTTCGGCGCGATCCGAGCCGGTGTCACGCTCAGCAACCTCCAGAAGGCGGAGATCAACAACGCGGCCGGGGGTGACGTTGCCAGCGTTGTCGAGAAGCGTGGCTGGTATATCAAGGTGGCTGACGCTTCGCCGCAGGTTCGCGCCGAACGCGGTTCTCCGCCGATCTACCTCTGGTACACGGACGGCCAGAGCGTCCAGAAGATCACCCTCAACTCCATCGCTGTTCAGTAAGGGGGACAGTCCATGAACACGCGCACCCTCACCTCCGCGAACAGCATTATCCTGCTCACCATCACCGGGCTCTATTCCTCACCGCAGCGGATTCAGGGCTTCTCCGCCGACGACATTTCGGGAACCGATGCGGTGAGCCCGGCGCAGACCTCCATGGGTCTCGATGGCAGGCTGTCAGCTGGCTTCGTGCCCGTCCCGGTCGTACAGAACATCACGCTCCAGTCCGATTCCCTGTCGAACGACATCTTCGAGAACTGGATCGAGGCGGAGAAGGCGGTGCGGGAGAAATATGCCTGCGCCGGCGTGCTGATCATCCCGTCGACCCAACGCAAATATTCGATGACGCGCGGATTCCTGACCTCCTATCCGCCGACGCCGGAGCTGCGCAACATTGTCCAGCCTCGCCGCTATTCCGTCACATGGGAGAAGGTCTCCCCGGCACCCTGGTTCTGATAGGTGATCGATGCGTAAGACCCAGATTGTCACCATCACTGCCGAGGGACGCGACCGGGGCAAGCACTTCCTGCTGACCGAAATGGATGCGATGCGTTCGGAGAAATGGGCAATGCGTGCCCTGCTTGCCATGGGCCGATCCGGCATTGATGTGCCCGATGATGTGCTGACCTCCGGCGCGATCGGCATCCTCGGTGCCGGGCTATCCTCGATCGCGAAGCTCCCATATGAGGAAGCGGAGCCGCTTCTGAATGAGATGCTTTCCTGCATCACGTTCATCCCCGACCTTTCGAAGCGCGATGTCATGAACCCGGACCGGCCGATTTCCCGACCGCTCATCTTGGATGAAGCCATGGGCGACGCCGACATCCAGGAAGTCGTAACGCTGGTCCAGCTCCGCAAGGAGGTGGCGGAATTGCATCTGGGTTTTTCCTTGACCGCCGGCCTGTCGATGTTGGCGGAGCAATGGCTGACTTCGCGCCTGCAAACTACGCCAACATCCCGCAAAGCTGCGGGGCGATCATCGCGGCAGGGCTCGCGACGCTCAACGAACTCCAGACCTGTTACGGCCTAGAGGACGTCTATGACATGCTCGAAGTCGCCATGATCAAATCCGAGAATGAGCGGCGGGCGATGGAGGCGGCAGAGAAGAGGAACGGCCAATGATCTTTCAACTCGGCCGCCAGCCCTTCGGTCGGGGTTGATTGCAGGGGTGCCAGTCATAGTCCGTCGGGAAGACGCGCCAGTCCGAATAGGCCCAGCAGATGCCGCGCTTCGTCAGCTCGGCCCCGATGTCGTCACGGGCTTTACAAATCGCGTCATCGGATGCGTGCTGACCGCCCCGGCATTCGTTCTCCATCACCATCCACTGCCGCTTTAACTCGGCGTCGGTCTGGAAATATTTGCTGGAGCGATGTGCCGGCCCGTGCCGCGCCGGTGCCGCCACAGCCATGCCGCTGACCATCAGCAGCACCGGGACGAGACCGTACAGCATCGGGCGGGACATCACAGCTCTCCAACTCGCTATTCTGAGGTTACACCCTCGGGAGTAGCTTCATGGTATCGATTTTGGAAGCGTTCGTCGTCTCGTTCGCGATCGACGCCGCCAAATTCAAAAAGGGTTCGGAGGAGGTGCAGGACACCTCCAAGCGCACGAAAGATGTGGCGCAGAAGACGTTTGGCGCCATCGAGGACGCGGGCAAGAAAACTGCCAAGGGTGTCCGTTCGATCAGCATGGAATTGCTGGGCTTGTTCCTCACCTTCCAAGGTGCCGGGTCGATAACAGGCTTCATCGGTAATATGGTCACCGGCGCCGCGGCGGCTGACCGCATGGGTCAGACCATCGGCATGACCACCGGCAAGGTGCTGGCATGGCAACGGGCCATGAAGGACGTCGGCGGCCAGCCGGGCGATGCCGATTCCTCGCTCCAGGCGATGGAGAGCCTCAAACAGGAGTGGGCGCAGTTCGGCATCCGAGGCCCGCGCGCGCAAATCCTCCAGTCCATGGGCGTCAATGCCCAGGATCTGGAAAAGAGCGATCCAGGCTCGATCCTGATGAAGCTCGCGGGCGCACCGAAGCCGTGGGGCAACGAGCGTTATGCCAACCAGCTCCAGCAGCTCGGCCTCTCCCAGAACATGATCTATTTTCTCATGCAGGGCGGCGATCAGGTCAAAAAGACCATCACCTCCTATGAGAAGAACAGCAAGGAACTGGAGAAGCAGGCCAAGGAGGCTGAAAAGCTCCAGAAATCGCTATCCGAGCTGAACGATTCGATCACGAAATCGCTGGTGCCGGTGCTGAACAGGCTGGTGCCGCTGCTGACGCGCATCGTCGATTGGGTCAATTCCATCATCGGCGGCGGTGACGCGGCACCCAAGAAGCCAGGTACGATCTTTCAGGATCCGCTCGGTCTGGTCACGATCCGACGAGAGGGCGAAGAAGCTGCGAGCGGTGCCGCGCAAGCGGGCGCGCGGCGGGGCGGAGCCATGCCCAAAGGCGTTGACGGTATCATGTCATATTTCATGGGAAAGGGCATGAGCCTGGATCAGGCTCTGGGCATTCGCGCCGGCATCTTCGCCGAGGGTGGCACGGCAACGGCGGTGAACCCGAAAAGCGGTGCCTTCGGCATCGGTCAGTGGCTCGGTTCCCGCAAGCGCGATCTGTTCAAACGATATGGCTCGCGGCCCACCCTGCAAAACCAGCTCGACTTCATGTGGTATGAGCTGAACGGCGGGGACCACGGCGGCAAGAAGGTTATGGGCGCAAAGGGCATCTGGAAGACGCTCGAAGCCTATATCACGCACTTCATGCGCCCGCAGGGCAAGAATTGGGAGCATCGCGGCGACTGGGCAGGCGATATGTCGCGCGCATCGAAATTCCTGCGGGGCTGGGCGGCGGGCCAGACCACCAATATCGGCACGATCAATATCCACACCCGCGCCACGGATGCGAAGGGCATCGCGCGCGACATGCGCGGCGCGCTGAAGCAGCGTTCCACGATCGTCCATGCTGACCAGCGTGTGAGGCCATAATGGCGGGTCCAATCTTCCCCAATGTCCCAGTCGCCCTGGGCGTTCCGGCCGTGCTGCGAAGCGGGGCGACACAGGTGCTTGCGGGCGTCGGTCTGCTCACCGTCGACAGCACCGACGTCAATCAGATGGCGTCCAGCCAATGGGGTATCTACCGCTCCGGCGGAGGCCTCGCACTGTGGCCGGACAACATTACGGCGGTCAACTTCCGGGCGGAGCATCGGGTCGCCGATTATCCCATCGAGCAAGGCGGTTTCGAGTCATACGATAAGGTCGCCATGCCCTTCGATGCCACGGTGCGGATGACGAAGGGCGGTACGCTGGCTGATCGCGACGCCTTCATCAAGGACGTGCAGGCGATCCGCGGCGATAGGAAAATCTACCACGTCTCCACGCCCGAAGCGTCGTATCTCAACGTCAACATCACGGACATCCAGATCGACCGAACGCTGGAAAGCGGCGCCGGGCTGATCATCGTCGACATCCACCTCCGCGAGATCCGGCAGAACGCGAAGGCCGAATTCTCCAAATCAAAAGACCCGGCAAGCGTGTCCCCCTACAATAACGGCGTCACCCAAGCGAACGCAGCACCGAGCAATGCGGGGACAATCCAGTGACGCCACAGGCCACCATTCCCATGCAGGCGACGCCCTCGCAGGTGCTGAGCATTCAGCTCGCCACCCAGCCCGTGAAGATCCATGTCTATCAAAAGCGCACCGGGCTTTTCGTCGACATCTATCTCAATGATGCGCCGATCATCACCGGCGTTCTCTGCCGGGATCGGGTCTGGATCGTGCGCGAGACCTACAGGGGCTTTCCCGGCGACCTGACATTCATCGACACGCAGGGAGCGTCCGATCCGGACTATTCCGGCCTTGGCGCCCGCTTCCTCCTCATATGGGGCACCTGATGGCCTTCTCTCGGCGGATCGTCACCTTCCGTTTCCAACTCGGCCAGGGCGACTTCGGAACCGCAGGCATGGACACTGTTGATCTGAGCGGCTTGCGCTGTTCGGTGAACATCGTGAAGTCCGGCTACACTTATATGGAGGCGGACATTCGCATCTGGGGAATGCCTCTCGACCTCATGAACAAGCTGGCCGTAGTCAACCGGCTGGGGATGCAGGAATACCGGGAAAACACCGTCGTCATCATGGCGGGCGACGAGGACAATGGCGTGTCGGTCTGCTTCAAGGGCACAATCCTGGAGGCATGGGCGGACGGACGCGAGCCGCCAGACGTGATGTTCCATGTGCTGGCGCAGTCCGGCCGCTTCGATTCGACGGCAATCATCCCACCGACGAGCTACAAGGGTTCGGTTGATGCAGCATTCGTTCTGTCGGGCATCGCGGAACAAATGGGATATGGCTTCGAGAATAGCGGCGTCAGCGCGAGATTGACGAACCCCTATTATCCGGGAGACGCTGGCACGCAGGTCAAGCAGATCTGTACCGACATCGGGTGCAATGTCGATCTGGACGAGACGCAGAAGATCCTCGCGATCTGGCCCAAGGATCAAGTCCGCAACGGCTCTATCGTGAAAGTTTCCGCCTCATCGGGGATGATCGGCTATCCGTCCTTTACCCAGACCGGCATCCAGCTCGCCACCATCTATGACCCGAATATCACCTTCGGCCGCGCGATCGAGGTGGAAAGCCAGTTCGCTCCTGCGAACGGGCAATGGGTCGTTGTCGGCATGGCGCATCAGCTCGATGCCCTGCTCCCTAACGGACAATGGCTGACCGAGATCGAGTGCGGCTATTTCGGACACGTCGCATGAACCGGACCGGCTTCGCAGACATCGGGAGCGCACTGGACGATTTCTCCCGCCTCCAGTTCGTGATCCAACAGGCGATCAATGGCATGGCGACGGCTACCGTCGTTGAGGTCAAGGCCGTGGATGGCGGAACGGTGGATGTGCTGCCGCTGGTGAGCCAGATCGACGGCAAGGACACCGGCGTTCCGCATAATACCATTCATGGAATGCCCTATTTCGCGCTTCAGGCCGGTGTGTCGGCGGTCCTGCTGAAGCCGAAAGTCGGCGACATCGGACTGGCCGTTTTTTGCCACAGCGACATTTCATCGGTGAAGGCCACCAAGAAGGCGGCGCTCCCTGCAAGTCGACGCCGCTACGCATGGGCCGACGGTATATATCTTGGCGGCCTGCCGATGATGAACGCTGCACCGACGCAGTTTATCGAGCTGGACGATGACGAGGGAATCACCATCCAGGCAACTTCGGGCAGGAAGATCAAGCTGATCGGCGATGTCGAGATAACCGGGAATGTCGATCATACCGGCAATCTCCACAGCTCTGGCACGATCACCGGCGATACCGACGTCATCGCGGCCGGGAAGAGCGGGAAGACCCACACGCATTCCGGCGTCCAAAGCGGCTCCGGCAATACGGGGGCGCCCAACTAGAATAGATTACATGGCCGCCACCCTGCTCCTTGACCGAGACACCTGGGATCTATGCCTCGACGCCTTGGGCAATATTGCGATGGCGACGGAACCCTACAGCCAGTCGCAGGACGTCGCCTCGGAATGCCGGGTCTATGAGGGCGAGTGCTATTACGACACGACCCGCGGCATCCCCTATCCGAGCCAGATTCTCGGGCAGATGCAGCCAGTCCAGGTTCTGAAAGAGAGCCTGGCCGCCGCCGCCGCGCTGGTGCCCGGCGTGAGCGGCGTGAAGGTGTTTCTCACCGCGATTAGCGCCCGGGAGATCGGCGGCCAGGTCCAGTTTCAGCAAGGGGTCACGGTCCTGTGAGCACCAATGTCCCGCATCCATCGTTCCTGTCCACCGGCGTCGTCGTTCCGAGCGAAAGCGATATTGTTGCCGGTCTCTGGAAGGATTTTCAGGCCTCTTTCGACGGCGCCCTCAACGAAAGCCTGGTGACGCCGCAGGGGCAACTTATCATGGCGCTCGCGGCCATTCTCGGCGCCAATAACGACCTGTTCCTCCAATATGTGAATCAGATCGACCCCGCCTTTGCAGATGGGCGGATGCAGGATGCCATCGGCCGCATCTATTATCTGACACGCATCGCTGCCCAGCCGACATCTGTTATTTGCACCTGCCTCGGCGCAGCGGGGACGCTTATCCCTGCTGGCTCTCTCGCGCAGGCGACCGACGACACGGTTTATCAGAGTGTCAGCCCGGCTACGATCGGCAGCGGTGGAACCGCATCTGTAACCTTCCGCGCGATCACCGGCGGCCCGATCAGTTGCCCGGCCGGGTCGCTGAACAAGATCTACCGGGTGGTACCCGGCTGGGATTCCATCACCAATCCCGCCGATGGCGTCGTCGGCCGCGACACTGAAAGCCGGACCGCCTTTGAGACGCGCCGGCGCGCGTCCGTCGCGGCAAATGCCCGCGGTATCCTTGATGCCGTGCGCGGTGAGGTGCTGGCCGTCGATGGCGTCATTGACGCCTATGTGACGGAGAATGCTACCGCTTCAGCCGCAACGATCGGCGGCGTCAGCATCGCGGCCCGATCGATCTATGTCTGCGCCTATGGCGGGACTGACGACGACGTCGCAAAGGCTATCTGGTTGAAGAAATCGCCTGGCTGTGCCTATACCGGATCGACGACAGTCACCGTGACTGATGACGATTCCGGCTACGCTCTCCCCTATCCGTCTTATAGCGTGAAGTTCCAGCGCCCGACGGCGGTGCCGATCTATATCTCCGTTTCTCTGGCAAACAACGCCCAGGTTCCCTCGGACGCCGCCATGCGGGTCAGGGATGCCATCGTCGCGGCCTTTAATGGCGATGACGGCGGTTCCGGCGCGCGCATTGGCTCGACGGTCTTTGCCCTACGGTTCGCGACGTCACTCGCGGCGCTGGGATCGTGGGTGCAGCTCGTCGCCATTACCATCGGCACGAGCAGCAGCCCGACCGGGACGGACGTTCCAATCAATATCAATCAGATTCCGACCCTCGACGCCTCGCACATTGCGGTCGCTCTCGTATGACGGCCACCTATCCGGCATCATCGCAGCCGCTGGGATATAGCGGCGGGACCGAGGGCATTGCGGCGCTCTTTTTCAATGTGCGCCAGACCTTCCTGAGCCAATATGCCAACAGTCCCGTTCTGACCTCCCTGGTTGAGGCGCTCAGCTACGCGATCGACCGGCAGATGGATTTCGATGCCTTCTATGAAAGCGTCTGGGATATAGACACCGCAGTCGGGTTCGGTTTGGATATCTGGGGACGGATCGTCGGTGTCGGTCGTGCTCTCTATGTGCCCGACGGCGAATATCTGGGTTTCTCTGATTCCTCGGACGCCTACCCTTTCGGCAGCGGTGTCTTCTATGGCGCGGGGCTGTTCACGCCGAACTATCTGATGACAGATCTGGCCTATCGGCGCGTCATCATGGCGAAGGCGGCCCTCAACATCACCGACGGCTCGATCCCGGCGATCAACGCCGTCCTGATGCAGCTCTTTCCCGAGTATGGAAACGTCTTTGTCCGCGACAATGCTGACATGACAATGACGTTCGTCTTCAGTGCCGCGCCCTCCAAAATAGATTACGCGATTGTCACGCAGTCGGGCGTCCTTCCCAAGCCTGTCGGCGTGTCGTTCATTGTTGAGCACCCCTGACGATGCAACTGAGCGACCTTCCCCGGCGGTTCCCCATTCCCTTCGCGGACGGGGCCGGAAGCGCCTATATCCGAGCGATCCCGACCGATCATGTCACGCCAACGTCCACCGACGCACCGGCAAGCCTTCACGACGGCTTTCCGCCTGAGACCTTCGTTCCGCTGGGCTCCGGCGGCGTTCCGCCCAACGGTGCTGATTTTAATGGCATCCTGAACCAGCTTTCGGCCTGGGCGCGCTGGATGGCGGCGGGCGGCGTTGCTGTTTACGATGCCACTTTTCAAACTGCGATCGGCGGCTATCCGCGCGGGGCCGTGGTGGGGTCTGCCGCAACGCCGGGTCGGTCGTACCGTTCAACCGCCGAGAACAACATGACCAATCCCGATGCCAGCGGCGCGGGGTGGATGTTCATCGACCAGCTCATCGCTCAGGATCTGACGGACAACCGCGGCTATCGCATCTGGGACAGCGGCTTCAAGGAGACGTGGGGCTATAATAACCTGATCGGTGCCGGCGAAACCCAGACCATCACCTTCGCCGACTTCATGCCTGCCGGTATGGCCTTCTCGGTGTTTCAGCGCTTCACCTTGGGGTCGAGTATCCCTGTGTCGGGCAGCGCCGCGCCCGCAATCGGCATCATGTCCACCACAAAAGATGCCGTGGTCGTGCGAAATAGCGGGACCGTTCCCGGTTCGTATCAATGGTCCACGCGGGGGGTTTGAACGCCATGCCCGAAGATCAATCCCTCCCCCTGATGATAGGCGAGATGCGCGGTCAGCTAAGAGAACTCGTCCACCAAATGGCGAACCTCGCCCATAAATTCGAGGGCGTCGCCAGGACAGTCGATGAATCGAAGCACCTGCCCGGCATGATCTCGGAGAACAAGGCCAGCATCGTAGCCTTAGAGGCCCGCGTCACGGCTCTGGAGACGATCGAGCACCAGCGGAAGGGCGCAATCACGCTTGGGACTGCGCTGCTCAAGGCATTGCCATGGCTCGTCCCGGCTGGCGTCGGGGGGGCGGCTCTTGCCATTATCGGAAAGGTAATCGGGGTATGATGGACTGGCGCCCCCTTCAGAAAAACCTCGGCGTCCTGCAGGACAATGCGCCTGGTCCCCTTACCCTGACTGCTGCGTTTCGCGGGATGGGCGCTGGTGCATCGATGGCGGCTGATCTCGGCAAAGCGGCCGCCGCACAGTTCCCGGCCTACGGCATCATGACCAACGGTCTCCGCCTCGCTCACTTCATGGCACAGGCAGCGCATGAGACGGCTGGCTTCCGCTATATGGCGGAAATCTGGGGGCCGACTGCCGCGCAGGCGCGCTACGACACCCGAACGGATCTCGGCAACACGGCCGCTGTGGATGGTGACGGCAAGCTACTGCGTGGTCGCGGCATCTTCCAGATCACCGGCGCAACCAACTATCGAAAATATGGCAAGCGGATCGGAATAGACCTCATGGCCAATCCGGAACTGGCGGCCGAACCCGCCATTGCGGTCAAACTGGCCTGCCTCTTCTGGAACGATGTCGGGCTGAACGCCTATGCGGATCAGGATGATGTGCTGGCGGTATCGCGCGGCATCAACACCAGCGGGCCGCGCTCGAAGGTTACGCCGAACGGTCTGGACGATCGCAAAAACCAGCTCGCAAAAATGAAGGCGCTGATCGGATGACAGACAAGCACCCGCTCATCGCCTTTGGCATGCTTCTCTTCGCCATTTGCTATCTCGCCACAGTCGCGGCGTGGCTCGCGGCGCAGGGCAAATATGCAGAGGCACTCGGCTTTGGCGGCATAACGACGGGGCTCGTCGGCGTGCTGGGCACTTTCCGCCCCAAGGGTGCAGTCTCGATCGACCAGCCCGCCAACAAGCCCGTCCCGGTTGAGGAACAGCAATGATCTTACTCGCCTGGCTGATCTTCTACGGCTGCACCTGGGAGGAAGAATGACCGCCTGCCTCACCCTGCTCCGTCGCTTCTGGCCCGCGCTTGCGGCCGGTGGCTTACTGCTCCTCATCGTGCTTCTGGTCCGCTGCTCCGACCGTGCACAGGACAGCGCCGTGACGCAGGCCCATGATGCCGGCGCAGCGCAGGAGCGCGCCGACACCGCGACCACTACCCTCAATCGAACCTTGGAGGCGATCAATGCGGCTGAAGCTGTGCGCCGTGACCCTGCTGTGCGCAACGCTGGTTGCGTGCGCCACTCCCGCACCCCCGAGAATTGTTGATAGCTCCTGCACGGCGTTTCGCCCGCTCAGCTATGCGCAGATGCCCAAGCGCGCCGACGGCACGCGAGAGACTGACGATCAGGGAAACAAGGCGGACAGCGACGAGACGGTCCAGGAGATTGACGTCCACAATGCGAAATGGGATCGGCTCTGCGCCGCTACTCCGGTTTCCGCAAAACCAGATTGAGAGCCGACCGCGCGAACGCCTCATGGGCCTCGATCGGCTTCGCCTTGAAATACGTCATCATCAACGTGTCTTCGAGGAAGATCGGCCACTCGTCCGCGATCTCCTTCTCGAACCCGGTCAGCGCGACATAGTCATGCACCTGCGGACCAATCGCCGTCTCGAAGGCGTGATAGCTAACGCCTCGGCCCCAGCGAACCAGATCCTCACGCCGCTGATCCGTCATCGGCTGGTCAGCGAAAGCGGCCTTGAATCCGTCGCGGGGTGATCGATACGCCTCGGTCGCCACCATCTCGTCGCTCATGTTGTTGAAGAACGGCATGTGGCTGGTGTGATAGTCGAAGAATGACAGCCGGTTCGGGGTATCGTTCACGACCATCAGTCCGCCCGGCCGCAGACACGACCAAGCACTGCGGATCAGGTTGATGCTTTCCTGATGCGTCGTATGCTCTAGCACGGCGAATAGCAGGGCGATGTCGGCCTGCCCGTCCCATTGAGCGCGAACGACTTCCGGCAGATCGTCGGCCGCAGCATGGTCGAAGGCGCAGCTGTCCAGCTCCATCAACGCGGCGCGGCGGCGCGCTGCCTCGGCGCGGGCCGGGTCGATCTCATAGCCGTGGACCCGCGCACCGTGCTGGGCGAACGTGGTGGCGATCGCGCCAGTCCCACAGCCGAATTCCACAATCGCCTTGTCCTGAAGGTCGATGATCCGGGAGAGCCATGGGATCACTGTTGCGTCGGCTTTCTGGCTACGCCCAGCGACATGATCGTCAATCTCAATCTGTCCGATCTCAGATGAAAGAAACTCCGGGCTAGCGCCGGCATACAGCGTATCGAGGATCGCTTGACGGACGGCAAAAAGATGATCGTGCTTCACGATGGTGGCCCTCCCTGTTCGGCCGATGCCAATATACTACATCCTTGGAATCGCCTCCATATCTATCCGGTCCACGATGGCACTATGATGGTTAAGCGCCCCGCTTGATCCTCTAGCGCGCTCGGGTATGTTCCGCCTATGTTCTATGCATGGACGATTCGAGACGAGAGTCAGAACAGGCGGTCGCGGCCTATTTCCACGCCAAACGCGCGGAGAGAAAGAAGGCGGCGAAGGGGAAGCCGAAAGGCGATCCGCCGATGCACCATCGTGCAAATACCGATTGGTGGAATTGTGTCGGCAAGGGTTAGCGAAACAGCGACATGACGCCCTGCCCTATCGCCAGCGACGTCAGCACAACCAGCAGCGCGAACTCGGCATAGAGGAGCCAGGGCGTCTTGCGGTTCACGAGATCGTCGTGCCGATCCTTCCAGCGATAGCGATAGCGGCTCATCGACAATCCGCCGCCAGCAATCCGCCATTGTCCCACTTGGCGACATACTTCGCCCGGCCGCGCCGGACCTGCTCACAGGCGATGTTCCGTCCGCCGACATAGACCTGCGCCAGCGTTCGCCCATAACGATCCTGCCCGACGCGTTGGACGCTAATCCGGCCGCCCATCATCGCCTCCAGGCTGCGCTTGCTGGCCTGACCGTCGCCCGGCACGCACACCCTGCCCTGACGGCAACCGTGGATCTCGGGCGCATCGATGCCAAGCAGGCGGATGCGCTCACCGTTGATGCGGAGGGTGTCGCCGTCCACGACGGTCACGCCGGCGAGGAGGAGAGCAACGATCACCGGGCGAGCTTACCCGCAACTTGGGCAGCTACGCCTTCCACGTATATGTGATGCGTTTCGGAGAAGACGATCTTCACCACGCCGTCTTTATGCTGAAACAGGTGACGAACCTGAGACGGGTTGACGTATGCAGGAAACTGCTTGCCGCCGGAAAGGCCATTGAGAACGATCATGAATCCCCCTTCTGTGATCCGCGCAATCAGCTTGTCCCCGTCGATTCTGTCAAGCGGCGAACTCGTCGGCCGCCCTCGACGTTCAGAAGGGACAAAACCATCGGCCGGCGCGTTAACCCTTATTGTGATTGATCAACCGGTGGTCATCATTATATGCGTCACACGAATTAGGAGTACCTGGTAACCCATGGCTGAGAGCATCTATTTTGTCACAGCCCTTCAGAATGCTCCGGCGGTACGGGAACGAATTATCCAGCTCGTGCCCGAGGATAGCCGGTATGAACTCGCGCCCGACAAGTGGATGATCGCCTACGACGGGCTGGCCCAGGAGTTCGCCGAAGCCGCAGGCATTCGCGGCGGTGACAAGGTTGTGGGTACAGGATTGGTGCTGCCAGTGAGTACTTACTCAGGGCGCGCGCCGAGCACGCTTTGGGATTGGCTGCGGAGCAAGGGCCGTTAAATGCCTAGACCATCCGGTACATCAGGCTCTCGCCAGTCCGACAGGATACAGGATGATCCTGGCGAAACTATCGATCCCCAGCGACCGATGGGCAGTTTTGACCAGTTCGCTTGGACGCAGCTCAATCAGATCTTCGAGCGGCTTGGCAAGCTCGATCAGAAGATCGATCAGATATCATCCGATCATCAGAAGCTGAGCGACTCGGTCGAAAAGCACGATAAGATGATATTGAGAGCCGTTTGGACCGTCGGCGGGGCCTTCCAGTTCGAGCGATTGCTTGGGCTTGCCCCAGCCGAACTCCAGCATCAGCTTGGCGGCCATGTTGCGGTCCGAGTTCGCCCCTTCCTTCATCACGGTGAGCAGCGTGTTGACGCTCTCCATGGTGTGTTCGCGGGCGATCTCTGCGAGACTGAGGTGGACGATCTCGCCGTTGCGCTCGACGGGGATGGTTTTCTTGGGCCGACCGCCGGGATTGCCGGATTGGCCAGGCTGGAAAAGATGGCTGCGAGGTGCGTCCATGCCGCCCTCCCGATGGCTGAATGATTATTCTGCGGCCGGTCCATCGAACTACCGAGTTCCCTAATCCCGAATTGAACGGGACCCGCCAGTGCACCTGACGCTGGCGACCACGCCGCCGCAGAAACGAGAAGCGCCTGACCACCGTTTCAGTGTCAGGCGCATTTCGAGATATGGTGGCGATATACAACGCATTTCCCAAATGCGTCAATATGCGAAATTATTTCGTCATGGAACTGTGTAATGTGATGAAAAGGTTTCACGCTCGCCGCCCGCATAAGCCTCTTGCTCGCCTGCGCCGCATTCGCACCATCGATAGCGATACGCCTCTATAGGCTCGTTAGTCGGCGGACTGCTGGTGGCGCTGACTAAAGCGGCGGGCCAGGCGACCGGAATGAACGGCCCCCAATCGGTCCAGTGGTGTCCATACCGTGCGCATTGTTGGGGCGTGCGCATCACCCTTCCTCCAGCAAAGCGTCGATCATGGCGTGATGCTGGCCGACGACATCGGTATAGCCGCTGGCCTGCCCACGGACGACGGCTGCATTCACCATCACCTCGCTCGGCTCTCGGATCGAGACGATGACCGCGCGGGCCAGCTCGATGAAATGCGCCTTGTCGAGTTCGCCGTTGGAGACCGGATTTACATCCGGAAGCCGGTCCCAATCCTCGCCGTGCTGCTCGGCCGCAGCGCGGGCGGCGCGTTCAAGCGGGGTCATGAGCTTCTCCCCTTCATAAGAAATAACGATCATTACCCTGACCCTGCGCGGTTCGCCAAGCGGGAATGCCGTCAATGGTGGGATGGCCCCGGCCAGCGTCGAGCCAATCGAAGTCCAATGGCTGATGGGTCTTGCTGATCCGGCGCGCAGCGCGTTGTCCGGTCACGCTGTTCTCCAGATAGAGCCAGACCCCGCTATCGCGCACAGGGCACCAGGCGAAGAGAGAGCGGATCCAGTAAATCAAGGCGTTACTCCTTGACCATGCTGAATTTGGCAGGTCCGACGCCATATGGATCGGCTGGATAATCGGCCAAGCTGATTTCATGAACTTCTACCTGTTTGACCTGCACCCTCCGCTTCGCCGTCTCGATCGTCATGGAGAAAGCAGGCCCCTCGATCCTGCAAACCGCTGTTAACTCGGACGCGTCCGGTTCGATGCACCCTGATTCCAGGATAAGGCAGACCGATGGGCTATATGCCCCGCTTCCCAGCGAGCCGACGATGCGGAAGGTCTATGGCAGCATCCCGGCGAACATGCCAAGCACTTCCGGGGCAACCCAGATCGGGCAGCGCCGGACTGCCATCGGGGCATCATCATGGTCCAGTTCCGTCATAGCGCGACAACCTCCACCAGCTTGATCAATCCCAAGGCGAACTCCTGCGAGATGGCCGTGACATGCGTGTTCGAGCGAGGCGCCGGCTTGTTCACCGTCTGCCCGTCGATGATGAAATCGCGGTCGCGTGACCCGTAACGCTCCATGGCGATGTCGACCTCGCGGCCGATCGCCTGGGCAATGCCGGTGCTGGCTCCGCCGCCGCCAGCGAAGCCATCAATGAACAGACCTTGGAACATCAGCAGCCTCCCTTGGAGAAGGGGGCGCAGGGCATGGAGACGGTCGGGATCTGGGACCGCACCGGGTCCGCAAACTGCTGGATGTTCGCATAGTGTTCCTGCGATTTGCTCGCGCAGGACTGCGGATTTACTGCCGGATCATGGGGATGCGTTGCCCTCCGAAGGCAAAGGCCAGAGGTTCGAATCCTCTTGGGTGCGCCATCTTTCGCATTTATGCGCCCTTTTCCAATAGGTTATCGATTTCAATGGCTAACCTTTTGCGAAGGTTAGCCATCAACATCTCTCCAGCTTCGTCCGAAAGCGTCCGCTGATCCGCCGCTGCTGTGTATCGCGCAACCTCACTATCCGTCGTGTGGCCGGTCCATGATTTGATTTGCTGATTGGTGCATCCCGCTTCAGCAAATCGACGCGCAGCAGCCTTTCTCAGGCCGTGCGCGCTGCACTCTGGCAAGCCAGCCTCATCGCACCAGTCGCGAAACTTGTTTCCGAAGCCCTTCCGCGTGAATGGTCGGCCGTGCCCATTCACGATGAAGACCATCGCGCGGGAGGGAGTGGCTAAAATTGAAGCCGCGAGAGGGGGCAGGACCGGGAGGCTGACGGTTACGCCCGTCTTCTCCTGCGTGAGCGTGATTCGTTTGTCGCGGACGTGCCCTGGCCCCAACAGGCGCACGTCCCCTCCCCGCTGCCCTGTGAACAGGAGAAGATCGAAAGCGAGCCGCGCCATCGTGCCGAGCTGGTGCTTGACCTCATATGCCGCGATTTCATCTTCGGTCCAGGTATGGAAACCCGTTCCCTCGACCTTGAAGGGCCGGGTTGCGTCGACGGGATTGGTCTTCGCCATTCCCTGCCTAATAGCAAACTGCATAAGCGCCTTCAGACGCTTCCTGAGCATGTTGGCGGCCGTCCGATGCGGCAGCATGTCCGCCATCATCTTCTCGACGTGACGCGGCTCTAGATCTCGCACCATGGCTTCACCATAGCGCTTCCCTTTGCCGGGCTTGTTCTGCCGCCACCGCTCGATAACGCCGCGATAAACCACGCGCGTGC